ATCTGATCCATCATGAAAGTGTTTACCTCCGAGGCAAGAAGGACATTCCCATCCTGGAACACCTTGAAACCTGCACCAGCCAACTCAACGCCTCCTAGAAACCAAGAACGCCTGGAGCGCCCACACCTATTGTACCGAACACTGGGTCGCCAATGACGAACAGTGAAGTCTGAAGTGACCCCACACCCACAGTAATGATGTGGTCTTCAGCAGAGATCTCATGATTGATGGCGATGACAAGACCGTAACGCTCAATCGCTGGCGCAATGCCGTTAGGGGTGAACTTCACCTGAATCACAGAACCCATATCCAGCCCAAACATTGCAGCCTTCTGAGAGCTGTTCAGATTGGCCATATCCACAGCCAGCCTTGCAAACCGGTAATCCGGTTCCCCATACCTGCCCACAAGAAAGTCTGCGTAATCCTCAACCTGTGTCAGCGTAGACAACAGGGTTTGCACATCCCTATCCAGGATGCCGTAGCGAGTCTGTGACAGCGCGTTATTAGATGTTGCGGTGCCAGCATTAGACGACACTGTGATCTGGTTGTAAAGCTCCTCAGTGCCATACTCCACAAGTGCTGGTGCGAAAGGGATCCCTGTACCGTCATCAGCAAACACAGTCACATTGTCTGTGGTGGGTGTGGAAAGCCGGTCTTTGAACGCCACTCTGCCCTGCTTATCAATGAACAGCAGACCACCCTCCGACAGTTCCACCTGTTGCAGATAGGTGAGAGCGTTACCGTCAAACACATCAGCTCCCAGTGTGGAAGCGCCAGTGTCAATGTTGCGCTCACCCACAGGCCACTCAACTGAAGGCATGCTCAGGACAGCTGCCACCCTCTCACCTGAAGACTGCACTGTTGCTGTCCCAAAAGTCAACGCCTGCTGTGCAAGGAAGGTCAAACCATCTGCAGCCTGCAACTCTGCAATGGACTGTCCTGCCGGATCATAACCAAGATTCCAGTCAGTAACCTTCCCCACATATTGTGCTGTACCGTCAGCGAGCACTCGCACATCACGCCTGGGGACAATGTTGCCGGCGAAAGGTGAAGCAGAGAACAGTGGATCAAAAGCCCTGTCATTGTTATTGAACTCCACATTTAGAGAACCAGCGTTGAACCGGTCCAGGTCGCGGTTCTTACCTCGGCTAATACTGATAGATCTAACCCTTGAAGTGACATCCTCGAAGCTCACACCACCAATGGTGAACTCTGTGGAACCAATAAGACCAGCAATAGGATCGTCAAGGGTGAAAGACTTCGACAGTCCAAGCTCAACTGTTACAGCCATTAGGCGCTCGCAAACACAGGACCAGAAGAGCGCTCAAACTTCTTGATAGCGGAAACTATTTGAGCTCCGAGCGCTGCCCCATTAGTTCCCATACCAGCGTTGACTGTGATGTTGTATGTGTTACCACCCAGCGCATCATTAGGGGTAATCCGCCCACCACCAGAGGAAGGCGTGAACAGCTCTGGCCCCATCTCGCCGACAAGGAAAGAGCCACTAGAAGAGACAGGACCACCGGCAGCCCTCCGGCCCCTCAACGGGATATCGGTTGCTGCACTTCCGATGTCGTAGCCGTCATTTTGAAGTCGCTCAAAGGCCTTTCTAATGTCATTGATGGCGTTAGAAATACGCTCCAAGGCTCGCGCATAAAGCGACATGGGGTTGAGCATATCCAAAAAGAATCCCACAATAGTTGGAGTTTCCTCTCCAAACCCCTCAAAACTTTTCAGCATCTCATCAGTGAAAAAGGAAATGTCATCAATAATAGAGGCCATGTTTCCAAGGGATGGGAGCACAGACTCAACAGCATCCAAAAGGATAGGAACCAAACTGCCAGCCATCTCACCAAGCTGGGTGACAGTCTCCTCAATGTCCGGCCATATCTCAGCAAACTTCGCTGCAATGTTCGCCATAGCTTCGCTCTCAGCAAAGTCAGAAATCGCGCCAAAAATGTTGATGAAAGCGGTCTCAATCTCATCACCGTTCTCCTCCACCCAGCCTTGAAAGTTATCCAGGTGTGGCAGGAGATCATCAAGAATCGCCCCACCAATATCAATCAGGCTGTCCTTAGCGGTAGCCATAGCCACATCAAACTTCTGTTGCGAAGTGTCAGAGACAATCGCCATTGCCTCATCTAATATGCCCACACCATCAGTCATCTGACCGATGATGTCTGTGTTGGTTTGCAGGTTAGGTCCTGTCAAAGCCAGGACAGCGTTCAAGCCTTCAATAGATCCAAAGACTCTGGTGATTGCATCTTCGTTGTCACCGAAGGCTGCGCGCATGTCAACGATGGTGGCAAGAAAGCCCTTTTCTTTGATGCTCTGCCGGACACCATCAGCGCTCATACCAAACTCAGCGAGTATTGCGTTAGCTTCAGAGGAGGGTTTCAGGAAAGCCTGGAAAGCTCCACGCACACCAGTGACAGCTTCAGAAGCGTTGAGACCGCCTCTGGTCAGACCGGCAATCACACCAAGGGTTTCATGCAAGCTGATACCAAGCTCGGCAGAGATAGGGATAACTCTGCCCAAAGATGCTGCAAGCTCCTCTGGCGCAAACTGACCAAGCCGGACAGCCTCAGCAAGAGCATCTACAGCCTCACTGCCAGAGATTACTGAAGGACCGTAAGTGTTCATGGCTGCGGTTGCAGCGTTAGCAATGGAGCTCATGTCACCGAGTCCGACAGCCGCACCCTTCAGGGAGGCTTCCAGGACATCTATGGCATCAGCGCCACGCAACCCCGAGGAAGTAATAAAGAACAGTGCCTCGCCAGCTTCATTACCGGACTTACCAAACTGTGGTCCAAGTCTCCTAGCGGCCTCCTGCAACTCAGTGATCTCATCGGTAGTCAAACCAACCAAACCCTGAATCTTGGCAAAGGTAGTCTCAAACTTTGCAGCCTCACGCACAGAAGCAACAGCCACAGCAGTCAACGCTGCTGCAGCCACCCTGCCCACATCTACCGCAAAGTTTTGGAAGTTAGCGAGCGCCCTCTGAGCACCCTCCAAACCCTTCGCATCAAACTTTGTAACCAGCGGAATGAAAATAGCCATTAGCGGCCCATCCTTATTCTTTGAATCTCCATAGTGGCATCGCGCATGTAAGCATCAATAGCTCGCTTACCAAGCCCCTCAATGGTCTTGTAGCGCGTTACAGCCGAATCAAAGGCGAAGTATCCACCTGTGCCTCTAATGGGCTTAGCTTGGCGTATACCGGCGTTGAAGGCCCTTCCCTGACCATTCACCCGATGCTGGAAGCCAGGAACACCATTCTTTTCATATACTGCCGAGAAAGTACGCCCAGGCCTCTTACTAGATCCGGCAAGCTCGGCATAATCAAAACCAATACCGCCAGCACCCCTAGTGCCACCAGTAAACTTCATTGCCAAAAGCCTTTGAGTGTTACCACGCCCAGTGCCAGGAGTAAACGACACCGAAGCTTTAGGCACACCAGTCCACCTGGTCACACCATTCACAGGATTACCACCCCTGCGAGTGTTAGGACCCATACCTGAAAGCGGTGGAGTCTGTGGAACATCACCGGCAATCTCACGCGCAATCGGCAGAATCATCCCACGCATGTCAGCTCTCAACTTATTGACAGCCTTGCGATCCAAGTCCCGTAAGGTCTTAGTGACCTCCACAAGGCCCTCCACGCGCATCTGAGTAGACAGCAAGACACACTCCAATCCTGCTACCTATTCTATCGCTTGCGCTTGCGTGGCCTCTGGCTCCCCTTATATTTAGCTTCGACAGCGCGCTGAATAGTAAACAGCATCCGAGGGTGCAAGTTACCGAGCTCGGTGGGACTGATACCAGTCTCCACTGCAAGTTGCGCAATAAGCCAATGGGCTGAGGAATCACCCAGCCCTATTATTTTTTTGGGGGAGCAGCCTCAACAGTCGAAACAGTCTCAACCCACTTCTCAAAGCTTAGGCTGGTAGCACCGGTTCGCTTCAAAACATGCCAGGCAAGCCACAGCAGGTGTGTGATTTTGACTCCCTGACCAAGGCTAGAAACACTTATATCAAACTGTGCCTCAAAAGCTACAAGGTCAGCGGCAATACCACTGACCTCGTGACTAGATTCATCCAATAGTGTGACAAGAAGATTGAAGTTCATGTCACAGATACTACCCTATTTAGACAGTACCCCTGGTGATTGCGCCATCAACCGGCCAAGTAACATCCATAGTGGCGAGATCGCCCACATTGGAAGCAAAGGGAGTTGTCTGGACCACAAGCGCGTTGAACCGGTACTCAGGGTTTGCGGTACCAACAGTGGAACTGGTGGGCCTGATTGTGATTGCCACAGTGCCACCCAGGTTGCTGAACAGGGTGCTGTCAACCGAGCCCACAGCAAAGTCCTGGTGGAAGCTCAAAGTCACAGAAGCATCCTGAAGTCCGGCGATATATCGGCGTGCAGTGTTGCCAAAACTGGTGATCTCCAGTTGCTCCCTTGTAATGTCAAGGGTGGCTGCGGCAAGGCTGGTAGAAAAATCAACTGCGTTGATCGTAATGTCGTAATCTGTAGCTGAAAACTTCGCCACAATGTCTCCTTAGTCTGCGTAAACTATGGCCGCAAACTCTGCTGCCAAGTATTGTTGCTCCCCTAATGTTATCGCACCAATGTTAGTCATCTCTTGAAGCTTCACATCAAAAGCATGACCACCAAGAGTCCGGTCCGACTGTAGAGCAGCCTTGATTCCACCGGACCCTGTAGAAGCGAAAGCATTGAGTCGTTGCTGTGCAACCCTCTCAGCAACCCTGCCCACAATCACAGTGATGGTGAAGTTATATAGCACCAGACCACCTTGGAACGCCTGATCATAAGTCACATTGTTTAGCTGCACCACAGCGATAGGTGGGCTTGGCTGGTCTGGGAGCTCTGCGCTAGTGCGTAAGCCGGAGATGGTTGCCAGGTTAGTAGCAATACCATCCCTAATGTCAGTAATACTCACGCGAGGAACATCCTTCTGAAAGGCATGAGCAACGCAGAGATATCAGGATCTACAGCTCCCACTCGCATGACACCCAAATCTCCAAAGCCCATTACACCTGTAGGTGAGTCATAACGCTTGAACTGGCGCATAGACAGGATGATTGTGGCCTGCTTGATTGCTGTCGGAATAGTGGCGAAACCCCAGACCCCAGCAATCTGCACACTGGCCTCATTAGCGTTCACATTCTGTGGCTCATAGATGGGGAACAGGTACTCACCCACAGCCCTAATTTGTGTGTAAGGGGACCGGATTCCACCAGAAATCCCATTCAAAGGATTGAGCTGGTAATCGGTAGCAGACCAGGTTGTCGAAAACACCCCAGAACCATCAGAGTCAGTCTTCAGAAAAGTCAGGGTTTGCAGATCATCAATGTCCACAGTGAACACATCGGTAGGCCTGTAAATCCTTGTCGCGGTTGACTGAGTGAAAACGCGCTCACAGAAACCATCAATCTGCCTTGATGCAGCCTCAATGCTTATCTCAAGCAGAGAATCATCCTGAGTGTCACCGGTGGGGATCCGTAGTGCCGCCTTCACATCAGCGAGTGTCGCGTATCCGTTACTTATTGCCATGAAAAGCCTCCAGCCTCTAGTTTAGCGCCAGAGTCCACCCACACTATTGAGAAAGAGCCTTCCTGAAAAAAGGCATCCAGTGGTCCTGCCAGACTCTCTCAACATCAAACTGCATAGCGAACTCCCTAGCCACTGTGGAAGTGTCTCTATCGGCCTTGTATGCCTTCTCAAGGGCTTCTACCAGCGAAGCAAGAACCGGAATCTGAAAGAAAGCGCTTTGGGGAGCATCCCAAAATGGCTGTCCGAGCACCGGAAAGCTGTCAGGGCTCATCAAGTCTGCTGTGGCCGCCCAATCTGATGCGATAGATCTCACGCCACATGCAGCGCTTTCAATAATCGGGACACCAAAACCTTCTCCATAGGTTGCCATCCACACAACATCCGAAGCGGTATAGATCGCGGCCATGTCCGCATCACTGTAACCAGTGCGCAACTCATCCCTGTTTGCGAAAGTGACAGCGGTCTCAGGCACACCAGAAGACTTCATTAGAGTGCCAAGGTGGAAGCCTCCGACAACTGGCAGAACATCAGCGTGAATATACAGGTGAGAGTCAGGGTGTTCCTTGTGGAAGATGCCGAAACTGAGGAACAGCTCAGAAAATCCTTTGCGGTGGACTATCTGGTTTGCCTTGTTCGCCATGACAGCTGTCACAAGAAACTTGTCTCGGCCAATCCCCATGAACTCCCTCGTCTCCACACCCCGAAACAGGTGCGTAGGTTTGAAAACTTTAGTGTCCACAGCATGCGGAATATAGTCAGCCTCAAAACCTGCTGCAGCGAGCTGTCTCTGCCCATGAGGTGCCATAGCAATCGGAGTCACATTGTCCTTCTGCAGAAAGCGTTTCACTAAAGGTGGCATCGTTACATGATCTAAAGGAACCCAAGAATAGATAGGGATATCGGTGTCCAGGTCGTTGTAAACCCAAACATCGTAGAGAGTGAGCATGAAGTGAGGCAGAGTCTCAAACCCTCTGCGGTGGTGGTCATGCCACAACTCCATCACATCATCAGAGTAAGGTTTGTAACCTTTGGGATAGATCGGCACATCACCATGCTTGGTCCGGTGTTTCGCAATGTAGCCCTCATTGCCATAGTTGGACAGCACACCAACATGAATCCCATGCCGTTTCATACGCTCCACCAACATGCTCACCTGCACCGAGTAACCGGTAGGAAGACCTGGTGAGTTGCTTGCAACAGACACAACACCCTTGAGTTTCTCTATAGCCATGCGCCCACAATAGCAAAAACCCCCACCAGTCACTAGGACCGGCAGGGGTTTCTGCTTGGTAGCTTTTCAGCC